GAACAATTCCGCGAAATGTGTAAACGCGGCGTCTTTAATTAAACAACAAAAAAAATCAGATATGAAAAAAGACAATGAGTTTTCCCGAACGTTAAGATTTCACGGGGTTTCAAAACGTGAATTGGGATCAGAATTAAAATTATCACAACCAACGATCAAAAGTTATTGTGAAAACCCAACATTATTTCGATTGAATCAATTGAAGACAATTGGGAAATTAACAAATTTACAATTAGAAGAATTAGACACAATCATTAATGGATCGAAAGCAAAGAAATAAAAGAAGACAATTCAAACAATTCAAACATTTGTCAGAAAAAGAAAAAGACGAAATTTTGAATTGGATTTTAGTTAAACAACGTCCGATCCAAGACGCAACAATTGAATTCAATTTAAGTTTGACAACGATTAATCGAATTTTTGAATCAAGATTTCAAGCAAAAAAGGAAAGAATTAATAACCAAATAAAAGACAATTAAAATGAACGAAGACAAAATTTTTATGAATGGAATTTTCATACGCGAAAAACAATTTGACAACGGCGGATCAATAATCAAATGCGAAATTCCCAACGCACACGATTTTGCTCAACAATTAAAGAATCACGCAAACAATGACGGGAAAATTACTTTGGAAATAAAAACAAGGCGTGAAAAAGCCGAAAACGGATTGACACATTATTGCGAGGTTTCACAATTTGTGCCAAAACCACAAACGCAAAATGTTTCATCTAATGAAAATAAATTTCACACGTCGGACGACGATATGCCATTTTAATTCCTTAATTTTGTAAAATGGAAAACAAACAAATTAATGAAAAAAGACAATTTTTGGGAATATGGATTCCGCGTGAAATTTATTTGAACAACGATTTAAGTTGGACGGACAAAATTTTATTAGTGGAAATAGAATCTTTAGACAATGAACGTGGGTGTTTTGCGTCTAATGATTATTTCGCAGAATTTTTAGGTTGCACAAAAACAACAATTTCAACATCAATTTCAAAATTGAAAAAATTGGGATTTGTAAAACAAGTTTCATTCGACGGACGCACAAGGATTTTGAAGGCAGAAATTAAAGAATTCGAAAGTCAGACATTAAAAAAATCTAAAGGCAGACAAACGGAAAATTTAACACATAATAAAACAAAGAATAATACAAAGAATAAACCAATTAAAGAAGAATTAAAAATTAATAATAAAAATTTTGATAATTCAAAAAAAGAAGATCCAAAACCAACACATCAAAAATTGACGGACGATCCAAAATTGAATCAAAAAGTCAATTCAATGTTGAATGGTGCGGTTTTTATTAATGTTGAAGATTTGAAGAATGAACAATTATGGATTGAACATTGTTCAAGATATTTGAAATTATCACCGCATTTCACGGATCAGTTATTAAAACTATTCATTGACGAACAAAAATTGAAAGATGACGATTTCAAATCATTAAAGGAAACAAAATCACATTTTTTGAATTGGGCGAAAATTGAAGTTGCAAAAAACCGAAAATTTGGAAACGATAGTTGGGGACGATATACACCGCAACACGTGCAACCAAAAAAACCGCAAAACGAATTCAAACCAAAAGAATTGTCAAAAAAAGAAAAAAAGGAATTACACGATCGATTCATTAACGATCATTTGATTGTTCCTTATAATAATTTTGTAAAAAACGGATCATTACGAATTGAAAATTTTGGTGGGATTGTTTTTAAGGAATTGCAAAAATTGGATCTATTGATTAAAGACAAAACAATTATTGAAGAAATCAAAATTCAAATTCAAAATTCAGAAGAAGAAAACAAGAAGGGCGGAAAATTTCGAAGATCATTGCAAGAACAAATGGGAATCAAACCCAAACGTTCAAATATGGAATTGGAATTAATCAAAAGAACATTGGAAAAAATGAAGAAAAACAAAGTTAAATTAGAAGAAATGATCAAATAATGGCACAAAATGAATTGAAAGTTCAAATCGCCGTTGTGAAATGGATTAAATTAAATTTCCCCGAAATGCTATATTGCGCAAGTGCGGGTGGAATGCGAACGTCATTGAGTGTTGCAAAGAAAATGAAAGCAAGTGGTTATGTCAAAGGGTTTCCCGATTTGTTTATATATCACCCAACAATGACAAAAAATGGAATGGCGATTGAATTAAAAGCAGATTCAAAGGGTTACGCGTCAAAAGAACAAAAAGAATGGATCAAAAAATTGAATGATCGCGGTTATTATGCCGTTGTTTGCAAAGGATTTGACGCCGCAATTGAAGAAATCACACGTTATTTGAACGAAGAAATCGATTGATTATCAGATAAAAACAAAAAAATTTCAAAAAAACATCAAAAAAAGTTTGTGTAAGTGAAAGTTTGTTGTATCTTTACATCAGAATTAAGACATAAAGTTTTAATCAAAACCAAAAAAAACCAATAAGATGAACAAAGAATTCAAAAACCAAGTTGCAAAAGAAACAATCGAAATCGTTAACCAAATGATTGAATATGCAAAAGAAGATATTTCAATTGCAAAAACAAATGGTTGTTTAAGTGTAACGGGAACGGAACACGGGTGTATGGATATAACATTCGAAAACGGCGTTTTTAACGTGATAGGACGCAAAAATTACACGGACATAACAAATCTATTAATTGAAGGAAACGAACGCGAAATGATGACGTTATTGTTGAATTCATACGTTGTTGAAGCATAAAAAAAAACGGGCGGGTGATACACGATCCCGCCCATTTTTACAAAACTATTATAAAAGCAAATTCAAATGGAAAAGTATTACATTAATTGGAATCAAGTTTTTAATTCACCTTACGATAGAAAAAAGGAAGAATTAAAAAAAATCATAGAAAAAGCAAAATCAAAATTACAAAAAAAATGAACAAAGTTGAGCCGATCGGAAATGAATTTCACGTTGTCAGATATGACGGCGACGGATTCGAAGTAATATCAAAGAAATACAAAACATTACATCACGCGTCAATTGCATTGGATAAGATCAACGAACAAAAAAATAACAAATTAGACGATTGGTTTATGATTAAGTATTTTCAAAATGCCGCGATCAATGACGTAACATTGGCAAAAGTTCACGGATCAATTGCAATAACGGACACAAAATGCGGAACGATTTTCATTGAACATTGGGGAAATGTGTTTGCAATGCGGTTTGGTGAAAAACAAATCGTTACGGACAACGAAATTATGGTTGTTGATATTCTAAAAGGATTATACAAATTCAAGATTATTGAAACGTATATCAAGGAAAAAGAAAATAAAATGATTAATCTTCAAAAAAAGTTGCAAAATAGTTTGGTGGAATGAAAAAATGTTTTATCTTTACAATGTAATTAAAAACAAACAAACCAAAAAAAACTAAAAATGGAAACTATTAAAACAACCACAATCGGAAATTCAGTTTACACAATCGAATTCAACGGATCTTCAACATACTTTGTTTCACACGAATTTGATTGTGTTGGAACATTTGACACATTAAGAAAGGCGGAAAACAAATTAAACAAAATCGCGTCTTATTACGCATAATAAAAACGCGGGGGTGTGATTCCCCCGCAACCAAAAAAAACCAATTATGAAAAAAACATTATTTGAAAAATTAGATTCTTTTATTGATACGACGACGGAAAATTACGAAATCGAAACAACATTGTTTGGACGTGATATGTCAATCCGTTATTATGAAGGAATCGACGAAATCGTTGTGATCTTGTGGAATGAGTTTCACGGGGACGTTCATTCATTTATTGACACGGACAATTTCGATTCATTCGACGAATACGCCGACGATCATTGCGAGTATTTCGAAGATCATTGGGATTATGCCAACGAATCAGTTTATCAAACTTATCACAAAATGACGTTTCGTCAATTTATGGAAAACGACGGAACGGACACATTGCAAGAATTTGTTTTCGATCAATTAGAAAGAACGGGAATCAAATTAATTAAACGTCCAATTTTGGAAAGGATCAATCGCAAATGTCAAGAAATTAATTATTACCTAAAAAATCTTTTGAAATGAATTTTACTACATCAACAACGGAATGTGATTACATAGATTTTGATTTTCACGGAACAAAAGAATTTTTGAAAAAAGAATTTGATTTTGAAGTTTTCCAAATTGATTGGATCACGGCGTATGCAAAAATTGATTGGGAATTTTATATTGAAGCGCGATCATTTGGAATTAAGGATTTCGGAGTGTATGCAACGAAAGTCATTATGGAATTGACGATCGATCTTTACAAAGACGAAAAACAAGAAGATTCAGAAGAAAAAGAATTTGACATTACGGAAGCAATAAAGGATTTCGAAATAAAAACCGAAACAACAAAATCGGATCAATTCATTATTTCAAGCGTTGACGTTGATTTCGAATTAAAAGAAATAACAATAACATTCAATTAATATGGAAATAATACAACCCGAATATAGACAAAACGTAATTTCAAATTGTTGTGGCGCAAAAATTTATGAAAACACGGACGAATGCCGCGCGTGTTTGGAACATTGTTCGTTTATAATAGAAAATCCAATCGCGTTTCATCAATGGTTGTTGGTTACATCAAATCACGACAAAGACAAATTAATTGATTTGTTAAGATCCGAAGTAATAGAAAATCAAAATCCACAAGTTTTTGAATTAATGGATTGGGTGGATTTGGGCGAAAATCAATACAACACGCAAACATTGGAACGTGTCGCCGAAATGTTATTGGACACAAAACACACGACAACAATAATGGATCAAGAAGAAACAAAAGTGATCCCAATTTATAAAACTAAAAAAACGAAAAATGAAAAAAGAAAATAAGAGTAAACAAACATTGTCACCACGTGATCAAATGTTGCATATTATGAAAGTGATTTGGAGTTCACGAAGCGCGGAACAATTAAAGGGTTGTCGAAATATGATCAACACATTTGAAAAAGAAAATGGATCGGACAACATAGGTTTAACATTAATGGAAATTGAATTTATAAGACAACAAAGATTGAATCAATTATTTGCGAATATGGGTAAAGTTCAAAACGCATTAAAAAAAGAAAATGCAGAAAAAGCGAAAAAGACAATCAATCCAAAAATGTTGATTCCAAAAGATAAGTTAAAAAAGAATTAATCGCACAATTGCGATACACAATGGAAAAACAAACGTATTATTACATTTCTACAATTGACGATCGTTTTGTTTGTTTTCCCGATCGTTGGTTTTTTTTGGTTGAATGGGTGGCGTGGTTGCCGCCCATTCTTTTTTTATATAAACAAAAAACAAATGAGCAATAAAGAATTAGACAAATACAAACCAAAAGACGATTTCACACAATACGAATCATTAAACGATTATTTGAATGAAGACAAAACAAAGGATCATTCAAAAGAAAAATTCGATAAGGTGATTACATTAAAAGTGTCAAAAGAAACATTCGAAATGTGGGAACAATTGTGTGATAATTGGGGGGACGTTTTAGGTTATGACAACAAATCAAAGATATTCGAATTCGCAATGGTTGAAGCGTTAAACGTTCCGATCGCGTCATTAGGCGGATATAATTTTGAAGGTTGGGACATAGACGACAAAAAAACACAATAACAAATTTCTTTATTTTGTGAAACAAATTTGAATTAATTTATTATTTTTGTGATATAGAATAAAAACCAAAATGAAACAAAATGGGACAATCTAAAAAAAAGACGGATCAGAAACGAACAACAATAACAAAAGACGCGTTATTGCAACATTTGGAACAAAATATGGGAAACGTCACGTTGGCGTGTCATTTTGGAAAATGTAGTCGATCAACATTTTATCGTTATTACAACGAAGACGAAAAATTCAAACAAGCGGTTGACGATATTACGGAAGTGGCAATCGACATTTGTGAATCCGAATTGTGGAAACAAATTAAAGACGGAAACGTTCCGTGTATTTTGTTTTATTTGAAAACTAAAGGCAAATCACGTGGATATGTTGAACGCCAAGAATTGACGGGACAAGACGGAAAACCGATCAATTGGAATGAAGAAAAAACATATCTAACGAATGAAATTATCAGTAAAACAAACGACGGCAATTGATTTTTTAGAAGACGACAAAACAAACGTCGTGTTGTATGGTGGCGGCGCGGGGGGTGGAAAATCAATGTTGGGTGCGTATTGGGTATTAAAACAATGTTTGAAATACCCGAAAACACGTTATGTCATTGGACGATCACGATTGAAGAATTTGAAGGAAACAACATTGCGATCATTGTTCGAAGTTTGTTCAATGCAAGGATTGACGGCAAATGTAGATTTCACATATAACGAAACGAAATCATTAATCACGTTGCACAATTCAGAATCCGAAATTTTATTAAAAGATTTATTCCATTACCCGTCCGATCCAAATTTTGATTCGTTGGGATCAATGGAAATAACGGGCGCGTTCATTGACGAAGCAACCGAAATCACAACAACCGCATACAATGTCATTCAATCACGAATGCGTTTCAATTTAGATCAACACGGATTGAAACCAAAATTATTAATGACGTGCAATCCGTCGAAAGGTTGGATCTATTCAGAGTTTTACAAAAAATTTAAGGACGGAACATTGGACGAAAACAAACAATTTGTTCAATCATTAGTAACGGACAATCCAAACATTTCAAAACATTACATTAAGCAATTACAACAATTGGACGTGTTATCACAAAAACGTTTGTTGTTCGGCGATTGGGAATATAGCGACGACGACACACAATTGTTTTCCATTGACGCGTTGAATGATATGTTCACCAATGATTTTGTTTCGGGAGTGGGACAAAAATTTATTTCGGTTGACGTTGCACGTTATGGGCGGGATCAATCCGTTGTTTGTTTGTGGAATGATTGGCGGTGTGAAAAAATTAAAACAATCGCGAAAAATTCAATTGACGAATTGGCAACAATCGTGGATCAGATAGCAAAAGACAACAACGTTCAACGATCAAACATTGTGGCGGATTCGGACGGCGTGGGCGGTGGGTTTGTTGATATGTTGAAGGGTTGCAAATCGTTTGTCAATAATTCAAAAGCATTGGACAATGAAAATTTCAAAAACTTAAAAACGCAATGTTATTACAAATTCGCGCAACGTGTAATGAATGGACAAATTTTCATTAACACAAATGATCAAGAATTGCGAAACAAAATCATTATGGAATTTGAAATGGTTAAACAACACGACATTGACAAAGACAACAAATTATCAATTACGCCAAAAGACAAAATCAAACAATTGTTGGGACGTTCACCCGATATTGCGGACGCGTTGATTATGCGTTATTTCTTCGAATTAAAAAAATCGCGTGTCGTGTATTTCGGTTAACTTAAAATTGCGACGTTGATATGAAACAATTTTTTATTTTTGCAACAAATGGAAATTAAAACGTTAAACAAAGAACACGAAAAAATCATTAAAGGTTTCAAAAAAGAAATCGAAGGTTTTGTTTATAGGATAACGGAAGAAGAAAATTGGCAATCATTCAGACATTTCAAACCCGTGTTAAGTAACGCCGAACAATTACATAACAACATTGGAAATGAATTACAAAATTCAGAAATCGAAGAATCGGAATGGGTTTTTATGTTTCCGAATTATTTGTTATTCGCGGGAATTGGATTTGCGGCGGGATTAAAGAATCAACAAAACGAAGATCATATCAATAAAGAAACGGAAGAATTGTTCCATACGATTTCAAAAACAATTAATGATTTGGAATCAATGTTGAACAAACATAATTTTTCAATTGAAAAACAAATTAAGAAAATAACACAACCACAAAAAAAACAAAAATGATCAATTTAACAATAGGAAACGAAAAATGTAAGATTCCCGAAAATTGGGGTGAAATCAATTTGAATGATTATTCAAAATTATATTCCATAATCAATGAAAACAAATTTGAAGATTTATCAAATTACCAAGATTCAATCGGAAACGTTGATTGGACGGAAGATCAACAAAAAGCATTGGACGCGGAAAAAAGTTTGCACAACATCAAGTTGAATCAAAAAGTTTTTGCGGAATTGACGGGAATTGACAAATCAATTATCGCAAAAGTTGACGCAAAAGAAATGGGCGAAACATTGCAATTAATGACAAATTTTTTGAATGCAGATAATGAAAAAAGAATTGAAGAAGGAAAAAGAAGTTCATTCGAATATAAAGGTAAAAAATACTTTTTTCCCGTTGCTAAAATGGAAACATCAACGTTTGGTGATTTTATAGAAGCGGCGCAATTAGATATGTTGAGCGCACAAAACAAAGCGGGAAAAATGGGGGTGATCGCGGAACAAATGGCGATTCTTTGTCGTGAACAAGGCGAAGAATACGACGAAGACAAAGTGAAGAAGAAAAAGAAAATGTTTGGGAATTTAACAATGGACATTGTTTGGCAATTTGTTTTTTTTTTGAATCTACAAATAAACACTTACAAGAAACATACCCAAATGTTTTCAAAGAAGGACAACGAAACGATAATAGACACGCAACAAAACATTTCGAAATTATGAAACCTTATGGTTGGCTCAATACATTGTATGACGTCGCAAAATCGGGATTGTTCACCGCACAAAATGAAAGTGCAATTGATTCGGTTAGAATGACAAATCTTTATGTTGTTTTTACTTATGTAAGTTGGGCGGCGGCACGAAACGAATATGAAGTTGAAGTCAAAAAATCAATGCAAGGCGAAGCAAGACAAAAAGCAAATGCGCGTAAAACTAAAAGATAAAAAATGAGTGTAATAAAAAAGACAAATCAAATCGTTGATCGAATGAAAGGAAGTTGGATTAATGCAACGGGTGGAACATATTATTTTGGACAACCACAAGACGTTGACAACATACATTCAAAGACATTGCCGTTAATGGTTATGAATCCGCCACAATGCACAATGAAAGCGGAAAATTTTAACAAACATACATTTGCCGTCGATTCAAATTGGACATTTGTTGTTTACAATAATTTGCCGTCACGATATAACGTAACGGACGATTTGGCAATTCTTGAATTTTGGGACACAATGGAAGATTCCGTTTTGTATTGGTTTATTGATTGGTTTAACTTATTTGAAGCGGACGGCGTAGAATTTATAATGACATCACCCGTTCAAATTACAAGATTAAAAGAAGCGTCAAACGATCGATTGTTAGCGTTAAAAGTAACGTTCGGTTTTAATTTTTATCGTTATTGTGAAGCAACATCATAAAAAAGAAAAATGAATTTAAGCCCAATCAATAAAATTGCAACGGATATTCAAGTGACATTGGGTAATGAATTGATCGCGTTAAAACGTAACGCGTCGGGATCATTAATTAATTCATTGACACATCAAATTTCGCCATTGGGTGAATTTGGATTTGAATTACGAATTATGGCATTGGATTATTGGCGTGTTGTGGAATATGGAGTTGAAGCGGGAAAAATACCATTTGACGCAAAAACAAGATCGGGCGCGGCAAATTCACAATACATTGACGGGTTAATTAATTGGATCAAGGTTAAAGGGATTGCAAGTGATAATGACGTTGTTCGTGGGATTGCGTTTGCAATTGCAACAAAACAAACATCAACATCACGTGGCGGTTATGGATTAGGAAATCCAATGGACAAACAAAAATTGGGATTTGTTAGAAAATCACAACCAAAAATTAATGATCAATTAAAGAAGATTTCAAAAGTTTATGAATCGGAAGTGTTGAAGATAATATCGGACAAGATCCCGAATAATTTTGAAATAATAGTTTAGTAATAAAAAAATTAGAATATGGCGGTTTACAACATAACACAACAACCATCAAACAATCGTATGTGTTCAACATTAATTCCATTACGTTTGTCGGTTTACAATAATGACGTTTCAACAACAAACATAATTGCGTCGTGTTGGTATTGGAATAATGCAACAAGCGCAGAAGTTCAAATGAAAGGAAAATTCATTCTTGCGCCAAGTTTAACGAATGCCGATTATTTTAATTTTGACGCGTCTGAAATTTTTAATTCGTTAACGAAATACACGTTAAACGATATGCCAAACAATGTTCGATTAGGTAGCAACGCGGGAACGCTTAATTATTTGAAGAATTGGACGGACATTGCAACGTGGAAAGTTCGTGTCAAATTTCAACGTGAGTATTTGGACGCAACAACGGGATTGATTGTTTTAGAAACATCAACAAAAGATTCAAATTGGTTTTATGTTCACGAAGGTTGTCCCGAAACAAATTTTTTAACACAAGCCGTTAGTTCAAATGGAACAAGCGGATCAATTTTTGATTTTTTGGAAATGAATTGGGACAATCAAGCGTCGTGCAAACGTTGGTTGACAAATTACCCAATCAAACGAATCAATAATGGATTAAGAAGATCAAACGTAAAGATCCACAAAGACGAACAATACTTATTGAATTTTTTTCCGAAGCCGTCCCCGTATGATAATTGCGACGGATCGAACACATACAAATTAGAAATTTTTACTTACGGCGACACACAATTTCAATCACCATTTCAAGCGCACGACACTTATATTTTGGAATCACGGGATTTCACAACAATTGCAGTTGGATTTAGGGATATACAAAACGGATTCACACCAAGTGCCGCAGAAGGAAACGATCCAAACGATAAGTTTGCAAACGTCAACGCGTATCGTGTTCAATTACACGTTTGTAATAATTCGGGAAATTGGACATTAGCGGGAACGGAATATCGATTTGTTGTTGATCGTAGTTGTAAGAAAAATTCGGGTTACTTAAGATTTTGTTTCAAAAACATTTTAGGCGGATTCGATTTAATTACAAGTGAAGGTGAATTCAAAAAGAAGACAAAAAATAAATTTGAACAATTCGAAAAATCAACGGGGTTTTTTGGTTGGACAAATCCAATGGATTTCGGGGATTCGAATTGGAGTAATTACCAACGTGAAAAATTTTCGGTTACAACACACCCAATGAATCAAACAGACGCGCAGTATTTCGCGCAAATGTTTATGTCAACAAATGTTTATTTGCGTGTCGCGTTTACCGCAGACGACAAAGTTGTTGATTCAGATTTGGCTTACAAATCATTCGAACAACCTTATTATTTTATGCCAATAAAGATTGACGGCGGAACAATAACAATAACGGAATCAAAAAACAATTTACAAGTTTTGAAATTTAATTTTGAAAAATCAATTGGACAACGAAATCCACGTTATTAAAAACAAAAAAAAATGGCTCAATTATTACCAAACATTGAATTCATAATCCGACAAACGGGACGAATAAGTTATTCATTAGACGTGGAAAAAGTAACGGATTTCCCGTTGGCGTTGACATATTCGATCAAAGACGTTCAAGATCCGAATTCATCAAAAGGATCATTTTCGAAAACATTTTCAATTCCCGCAACAAAGAAAAACAATACGATTTTAGTTAATTTATTTTCGGAATCAATTTACAAATCATTTCAATATGTTGAAGATTGGGACGCGCTTATTTTTGTTGACGGATTAAAAGTTTTAGAAGGAAAATTCCAAATCAAGGGAACGACATATCAAGGAAAACCAAAGTCGTATGAATGCAATGTTTATGGTGAAAATTTCAAATGGGTAAACGCATTATCTGAATTGAATTTGTGTGATATAGATTTTACGGCGGGAAACTTTTTTCCACACGCACCCGCAACGGCAACGTTTGGACGTGACGCAATCGAAGAAACGTGGGATTTTAATTTAGCGGGTGAAATAAGAACGATCGGCGGTGTTCAAACACAAACACATATTGTTTACCCATTAGTAAACACGGGACAATGGAATTACACGGATTCGGGAAATGCAATCGTTACGCCGTCCGATATGTCCCCCGCGTTTTATTTTTATAATATGATCAAATGTATTTTTGCCGCGCAAGGTTACACATTAGATTCAGAGTTTTTTGAAACGGATTGGTTTAAGCGTTTGATTTCATTTTTACCAAAAGAAGATTTTATCAATTCCGAAGAAGTTGTCGAAGATTATTCGTTCGAATATGAATCGACGGAACAAACCGCGTGGAAAACGCCGTTACATTATAACAACACAACAAGCGGGACACCGAATGATTGTGGCGGTGTTATTGGGAACACGTTTCACGGCGAATTGTCAAATTTGGGTGTTGTTTGTCCAACGTGCGATCAACAAGGTTTGATCACAACACAAAATTTTTCACCTTATTTCAATGTAACATCACCAACGAATTTGACAAATTTAGATTCATTAGACGAATTGACATTGGCGGGTTGGTATTGGGGGTGTTATGGAATGGGTAATTCGTCACCAAATCGGACAACGTGGTTATTGGACAATCCGTGTGGATCGGGACAAAGAAGAATGGGACACGATTTCGGGTGTGTTCCGTGTGATCCATTCGGCGGTGTAACGCCGTTAAACACAAACAACGTTCAAATGAACGCGGCAACATTTCAAACATCATTTTTGGGAACGTATATTTTCAACGCGGAAATCAATATGGAAATGGACAATGATTACGAAGAAACAAACCCATTAGTCCCAAATTTTGATTTGCCAACAAGTCAAGGTGGAATGGTGCAATCGCAATTCACGTGGGGAACGGGTGAAGGCGGATCAAATATGGATTGCATTTCGGGCGGATCAGAACCCGACGGATCATTTGAAGATCAACGTTACGGAACAACGTATGTTTTCAATGCTTATTTAGTGCATTACAAAGCGTCAACGGGACGACATCATTTAGCGGCGACGGATTCGAAACGTATTTATAACAATCTTAATCAAGGTTTGTCGTCGTGGTTTTGCGAAACATACCCATTGTCTAACCATTCAAATTTGACGGCACAATTAGAATTTAACGCCGTAGCGTTAGAAATTTTAGATCCCAACGACAAAGTTTGGATTTACACGGAAGTAACGTGCGAAAAACGCGATCGTGAAGAATCAAATTATTTTTTGTCCGATAACATTTTGGGATTAACACAAATGAAATATCGAATTAAAAATTCAAAATTTAGTGGTGGAATTGACACACAATTAATTGACGGGGGATCAATTGGATTGGATCAAATTTTGCCGTGTGACACAACGCAATTGGATTGGATCAACGGATTAACGGGATTGTTCAATTTAATGTGGGAATCAGACGAAGAATCAAAAACGATTCGTGTTGAGCCGCGCGGGAATTTCTTTAATGCCGCAGATAAAGCGATCGATTGGACGGACAAATTGGATCACGGACAAGATCAAACTAACGAATACATTTATGACGCATTGAAACGAAATCTTTGTTTCACTTACGAAAATGATTCGTCCGACGGATTTGTTGAAGAACGAAATCGAAGACGTGGGCAACAATGCGAATTAGGATCACACGCATTGAATTTAGGTGAATTATACGTCAATGAAGATCAAAAAATCGGATCAGATTTTTATGCGCCAACATATATGTTTTATGATAAAACAATTTCAACGAATCAAGGGACATTCAAACAACCATTTATTCCCGTTATTCATTCGGAGTATTCCGCGATTTGGAGTGCAAACACAAATTCACAATTACCCGCAAAAACAAATGATTATGCGCCACGAATTTTGGTTTGGTATGGTTTGCAACCATTGAATCAAGCGGACGGATCAACAAGCAACAATCGTTGGCGTTGGGGTTACGATAACAATTCAAATTCACCCGAATTAAAAAAAGAATATCCGTTCGGCGGTGTTTATTGTGATCAAAACGGAAATTTAGGTGGATCGGTTGGGGTTGGTGCGATTACTTACGACAACCCGTCATTGTATTTTGAAGATTCAGAAATCAACGCCGTGTCAACGTCGCCGCCGTATGATATTTCGGACGGGCTTTACAAAATGTTTTGGGAATATAACATTTTAACATTGATCGATCGTCCCGTGATTTTGAAGGCGTGGTTTAAGTTAACACAAAAAGACATTGCAACATTAGATTTTCGAAATCTTATTCATCTTGAAGGAAAACAATCGAATACTTATTGGATCTTAAACAAAATAACCGATTACAAATGTTCCGCAAATAAATTGACACAAGTTGAATTATTTGAGTATCACAACACCCGCCCATTGAAGGGACAATTTCAAGGTATTAATTCGGGGTTTGGTGTTAATGTGACGCCCGTTTGGACGGACAACACGCCAATTTTGGTAAGTGGCGGAGTAATAAAAGTTCCAACAAAATACATTCATACGGATTTGCAAATTAATTCACCAACGAAAAAACCGATTCTTGTTAAAGGAACACAAGCAATGGGATTACCGCAAAAACAAGCGACATTCGAAGACACAAATTATTTTGACGACGGAACACAAGTTCCCGTCAATGCTAATTTGCCACAATCACACAATGTCGGCGATAATCATAACATCAACACGGGATCAATTACAATTGGAAAAAATATCAACGCGCAAAAATCAAATCAAATAATTATTGGAAACGGAAACAATGTCAAATCACCCGCACAAATTCAATTGAGTTCAAACGGAAAAACAAGCATTGCAATTAAAAGTGACGGGATTTTTCGTGAAGGTGGCGGCGGTGTTGTTTATTATACGGACGCAACAACGGGTGAAGTTAAAGAAGTAATGACGGGAATTCCAATTAATGATCCTTACAATCGATCAACAAAACATTATTATACACGTGTCACGAAATTTGACGACGATATAGAAATATAAAAAATTAAACTATGGCAACATTAGACACAATCTTAAACATTCGCGTCGAAGGCACGGATCAAATGGTGAAATTAAAAAGTGCCATTGATCAAACATCAACGGAATTAAAAGAATTAAAAGAAGGCGCGAAACAAGCGGGTGCGAATCAAAAAGATTTTAACGCCAAAATTGTAACGGCGGAAACAAAATTAAAAGGATTACGCGGACAATTAAACGCGTCAAAAACCGATTTAATCAAAAACGCAAAAGCGGCGGCGGATTCTTCAAAATCTTATAATTCATTGACAAAACAAAATGCGGTGTTGTCGTCACAATTGCGAAAATTAGCCGATCCATTAGGTAAAAATTCAAAAGAGTTTGAAAAATTATCGGCGAAGATCAGAACAAACACAACCGCGTTGAAAAATATGGACGCGGCAATGGGACGTCAACAAAGAAATGTTGGTAATTACAAACAATCAATCGGAAGTGTTGTCACGGCGGTTGGTGCGGCAATTATTGCATTCAAAACATTTCAACGTGTATTGGGAACATTTGTGGATTTCGAATTTCAGATCAAACAAGTTGGTGTGATTAGTGGTGCAACGGCGACGGAAATGGAAATGTTAAGCGATTCCGCAAAAGCATTAGGCGCGTCAACGGCATTCACGGCGGGTGAAGTTGCGGGATTACAAAAAGAATTGGCAAAATTAGGATTCAATCCCGCAGAAATCGAAGCAATGACAAGCGCGACATTAGATTTGGCATTCGCATTTGGAAATGACATTGCAGAAACGGGCGAAATTGTTGGTGTTGTTTTGAATTCATATAAAATGGAAGCGTCCGAAGCAACGCGAGTGACGGACGTATTGGCGAAAGCGTTTGCGTCAACGGCGTTGGATCTACAAAAATTTAATGTTGCATTTCCTAAAGTGGGTGCGATCGCGTCACAATTGGGTTTTAGTTTAGAAGGAACAACGGCATTATTGGGTGAATTAGCAAATTCGGGATTAGAAGCGTCAACGGCGGGAACGTCTTTACGTTCTATTTTCTTAAAATTAGCGGATTCAAATTCGGCATTATCTCAAACGTTGGGCGGATCGGTTACGTCGATCGATCAATTATTACCCGCGTTGAATGATTTGTTCGAAAGTGGCGCGGACGTCGAAGAAATGTTGGGATTAACGGACAAACGATCGGTGACGGCATTTGCTACATTAGCGAGTGGCGCAACAGACGTTGCGGTTTTAACGGATTCATTAGAAAATTCGGCGGGAACGGCGTCGAAATTTGCGGACGTTATGCGTGATTCATTGAAAGGATCATTAGACGCGGCAACAAGTGCGGCAAATGGAATGGTGATTGAGTTGTTCGAAGCATTATCACCCGCGATCACATTAATTGTTGACGCAATGGGATTGTTGTTTAATGCCGTTTCCGTAGTTATTGAAAACATAAAAGCAATTACAATTGGTATGGGCGCATACGCGGCGGTAATGGTTGCGTCATCAATAGCACAAGGAACATTCACGGCGTCTTTAATGTCTTCAAAAGCGGTGACGATCGCTTGGAATTTAGTTACAAAAGCGGCAAGGGCATTACAATTAGCGTGGAACGTTGCCGTAATGTCAAATCCAATTGGCGCATTGTTGGGATTAATTGCGACGGGAATTGCGTTGTTGGTTTCGTGGAATTCAGAAACGGAAGACGGAACGGACGCACAAAAAGGATTGAATCAAGCGACAAAAGATCAAGCAAAAGAATTAACGGCATTACAAAAGATTCGAAAAAAGAATAACGATCAACAAAAACAAGAAATTTCACAATTGGGTGCGTTAAAAGAAACGATCAAAAATTCAAATTTAGCATTACACGAAAGGGAAAAAGCATTAAAAGAATTTAACAGATTAGCGGGAACAAACATTTCAAATCTTCAAAACGAAAAAGACATTGTGGATCAATTGGAAAGTGGTTACAATTCGGCGGTGGACGCAATCAAAAGAAAAATTATTTTACAATCAACGGAAGAACAAGTAACCGAATTGATTGCAAAACAAATGGAATTGCAAGAAGAATTAGAAGATCGACAAAACAAGTTAAACATTGAAAAAGAAAAACAATTAGAAATTGACAATCAATTAATTTCAATTGAAGAAGAACGCGCGAGTGTTGGCGCAAGATCAACGGAAGAATTAATCGATCAATCCGCAGAAAGATCGGACGCGATATTATCAGAAAACCAAAAGTTTCGAAAGTCAATAACACAAACAATGACATTAGAAACGGATCGAACAAATAATGTTTCGGCAAACATTACAATTTTAACACAAGAATTAAAACGAGAAGGCGAAGCGATAGAAGAAAACACAACATTACAAGAAAATTCAAATTTGAGTTTACAAGCGTCGGATCAAGGCGTTATCAATACATTAAAAGACAAAAACGAACAAACCGAAAAAACGAATCAAGCCACAAACGACGTTGTTTCGACAAACGCGGCATTGGTTGGAATTACAAATCAAATTAATGAATTATACGCGAAACAAAATAAAGTGTTATCGGGATTGAATTTAGAAACAAATAAAAATTCATTTGCAACGGGCAAAGTAACATCTGAATATAGAAAATTACAAGACGCGGTGAAGAATTCACAAACGGAATTGCAAAAACAAGTTACGTTGGGACAACAAAGATTGGCGGCATTTTTAGCAAGTGACGAAGCGCAAGTGATGTCGGCAAAAGACAAAGAAGCAAAAATCACGGCATTAGAATCAGAAACCGAAACATTGGTTACAAACGCAACCAACAATGTAATTAACGCAAAGCAAAATTTGATCGCCGTTGATAATGAATTAGCAAAAGCAAATGAAGTGGTTTCGTCATCATTAACAACCAACATTCAAAAATTAATTGAATTACGCGCGGCGGGACAAAAAGTAATTGACGCCGACGAAAAACAATTAGAAGTTTTACAAGCATTAGAAAACGCGGGTGCAGACGTAGCAAAAGAACGAATCCGTTTGGCGTTAAGGGTTGCAAAAGCGGAATTAGATTTGGCATTAAAAACCGCTCAAGCGTCCGATATGTCAACACAAGATCAAATCGACAACATCAAAAGATTAAAAGGTGAAATTCAAGGTTTCGAAAATGAGTTGGCAAACACCGAAGGAACGGGCGGATTTATGAATAAAATGTTGTTCGGAACAAATGAAGAAGACGGCGGCGCGTTTACGGGTGAAGATTTAGTCAATTCAATTCAAATGTCATTGTCGGTTGTTGACGATATAATGACGGGTTTTAATGAGTTACAACAAGAACAATTGAACGCGCGTTTGGGTGTGATACAAGGTGAAAAAGAAGCAGAAGTCAAAGCGTATGAAAATTCCGCAGAATTTGAAGTTGCAACGGAAGAAGAACGCGCAACAAAAATTGAAGAAATAGAGAAAAAACACGACGACGCAATGTTGGCGTTAAAAATTGAACAATTCAAAAAAGATCAGAAATTACAAATTGCACAAGCAATAATCGGTGGCGCACAAGCCGTGTTGGGAATTTTGAAGGGTGAAGCAACGGGAAATGTTATTGCCGACGCGATCATTAAAGGTGTATTAATTGCCGCAACAATAGCAACAACCGCATTACAAATCGCAACGATTAAAGCGCAACAACCGCCAACGGCGGAATTGGGGGGTGTTATGGACGATTCGTTTTTCAAATTGGGCGGAATGGTTTATGGAAAATCACACGCACAAGGCGGTGAAAAATTTAGTGTTGGCGGACGTGTTGCCGAATTAGAAGGCGGCGAAGCGGTAATCAATAAAAAATCAACGGCAATGTTCAAACCTATATTATCACAAATGAATGTTGCGGGGGGTGGACGTAAATTTGCCGACGGCGGATTAGTGTTTTCGGAAATCGATTCATTGGCAACCGAAAATCCCGCATTGAATGCGTTGGCGGAAAACATCAACAATCAACAAGTGTTGTTAGTTGAAGCGGACGTCACGGCGTCACAAAAAGCCGTTAAAAATATACAATCAAGAATTTCATTTTAATAAAACAATGTTCATAGTAGATAAACAAACACAACAAAAAAGAATGTCCATTTGTAGAAAATGCGAACACATATCAAAAAAGTTTTTACGATTGTTTAATCGCGAATCGTGTTCAATTTGCAAATGTTTATTGAGTGCAAAAACAAGTGTCACAAAAGAATTTGACGGAAAATGCCCGATTCAAAAGTGGTAAAATGTGGTATTAAGTGGTAAAATAAACATATATTTGTTAAAAAAAACTTATATTAATGACATTACCAATAGCGAAAAAAACTATTTTTGACAAAATGGGAAACAAACAAACCGAAATCGCCGATCAAATTTTAGGCGAAGACAAAAAAGAAATTCAACGTCTAATGAAACTTTTTATTTCAAGACGTGACGCACGGGGTGCGTGGCAAATTCCACGTAAAGAAGGCAACGAATTATTTGTTTATTTTCAAAAATATGTCGATCCAAAAGCAACGCCCAACATTTTTGGTTGTGGTGGGTGCGCAAAAAAAATGGTGGATTTTATGTTTTCCATTTATAGAATATGGCAAAACCAAACAAAATAAAATTTGTAGTCAATTTCATTGACATAATATGGGACGAAGTGCAAACGCGTTTCGGTGAATTCGCGACGCCAAAAGACGTTGTTTATCATTTAGCCGAACGCGGATTGATTGAGCCGACAAGGGTTAGAAATTATTTGATCATAATTGATTTCGATAAAATTTTAAGGAAAAACAAAGGACACGTCACGCATACTTTTATGGATTTGTCAATAAAATACGATTTGTCAGATCGTCAAATTCAAGGTATTGTCTATAAATACCGCCCAAAATTCACCAAAAACGAAACAATTTTGGGTGATTACAAGATAAAAGTTAAGGAAAACCACAAGAAAAACAAAAAAATTAAAAGAAATTACGTGTTGTAAGTGGTTGATTTACAAGGGTAAAGAACAATAATTACATTTTTTTTACACATTTAATGAAAAAAAGTTTGGCGGAATGAAAGTTTATTGTATCTTTACACTATAATTGAAACGGCAATAATGCCACAAACCAAAAAAAACCACATAAAATGACAAATCAAGATTTCATCAACACGATCAACGAAAGTTCAACAAGATTAAAAAATTCAGTAAACGGAACAAATAGACGTTTAGTAAAAGAAATTTCAAAAGACGATTTCAAAAATTCAAACGAATTAAAAGAAATGTTTTCATACTATTGTTCAAGCGTATTAGAGCGTAAAATCAAAAATTGTGAAAATTGGGGACGTATATATACGGAAGAAGTGGACGCGGATTCAAATTATGGACGCCCATTTAATTTCTATTATGAATTTGTTTGTAAAGACGGATTAAAATTGATCAACAAATTAGAAACAACAACATCAATTCATAGTGGCGGATTTCAAAGAATTGATATTTTACCGATCGACAATTGGACAATGGAAAACGGAAAACCAACAAGACACAACGCAAAAGAATATGTTATGAAAATGGATAAGTTCGAATTTGCAGATATGGACAAACCCGCGAGAATTTCAAAATCAAGTGAAGGAAGAAAATTCATTACAACAAATTTGAAAAATCAGTTTGTTACGGATATGTAAAAAACCAAAAACAACATTAAAAGACACGGGCGAACAACCCGTGTTTTTTTATTCTCATTTTTTCGTAAAACAAATTTTCACTAATTGTATTTTTGCCGTATGCAGAAGAAGAATTGGTTTGAAATACAAAATGAAGCAACGTCGCCAAAAGCGGACGTTTACATTTATTCGGAAGTTGGCGGACACGACGTGAACGCGAAAACATTTATTGACGAATTGAAATCAATTGGAAACAAAGAAATTGACGTTCACATTAATTCATTGGGCGGATCAGTATTCGACGGATTAGCAATTTACAACGCATTAAAAAACCATTCGAAAAAAGTTACAACAAAGGTTGAAGGGATCGCGGCGTCGATTGCAAGTGTTATCGCAATGGCGGGTGACACAATAGAAATGGCGGAAAATTCATTGTTTATGATTCACAATCCATTTGCAATGAGTGGTGGCGACGCAAACGAATTAAGAAAAACCGCAACGATATTGGATAAAATCAGAAATGAAATTGCGGACATATACGCGTCGAAATCAAATCACAAGGCGGATCATTATATTAATTTAATGGACGTCGAATCGTGGTTTAATTCAAGCGAAACATTAGAATTGGGATTGATTAATGGTATAACACAACCAATGAAAATCGAAAACAATTATGACGTTTCAAAGTTTACAAATATATCAAGTGATAAAATCAATAAAATTATTAATCAATCAAAAACAATAGTTATGGCGGAAAATACGCAAAATGAAGTTGTTGAAAACAACAATGAAAATCCAACGAATGACGCAAGTTTAATTGGAAAAATCAAATCAATGTTAGGTGTTTCAAATGAACACGAAGAAGGACACGACGAATCAGTTGCAGAAGAAACGGATTGGGCGAAAACTTATGAAGAAATGAAAGATCGCGTTAACAATTTAGAAGACGCCGTTCATAGAATCGAAGAAGCAATGGGAATGAAGGAAGAAGAAATCGAGAACAAAACAAAAGAATTAGAAGTTGCCAAAGAAGAAATCAAAAACAAGGTTGAAGAATTGGCAAAAGTAAAAGCGGGAAAAACGGACGTAACGGCAAACGTTGATCCGTCAGTAAACGCAGAAAACGCAGTTGATCCAAACGCGGCATTTTTTAACGCAATGGTGAAATCAATTCAAAGACGAGCATAACAAATAAAAAATAATCAATAACATTAAAAAAATTAGAAAATGGCAAACGTAGCATTAGACAACATTAGCGCAACGTATTCGGGCGCAAATTTTAACGAATTGTTTTTAGAGCCGCTATTTAGGGATAGCGACATAATGCAATTTAGAGTAATTCCAAACGTAAAACACAAAATGAATCTTTACACGGCGGACGCATTGTCTTGTATCGTGAAAAAATACACAACGTGTGGTGGTGCGGAAAGTGGATCATTCAATGTGAATGACAAAGTAATAACGGCGGGTAGAATGAGAGTTGCAGTTTCTCAATGTCAAGACGCATTTTTCGGAACATATCTTGAAGAATCATTCAAAAGTGGTGTTAACGTGTTCAATTTAGAAGGAACACAATTAATGGACACAATTTTAGCAAATGTTAGACAAGGAATTTCGGCAGACGTTACACGTTTAGCGTGGTGGGGTGATACAGAAGATACAAGCGCAAACGCACAATGTTATGATTCAACAAACGGGTGGTGGAAATTGTTTATTGCAGACGCTACAATCAACGGAAGAAAAACAACAATTGCAAATTCGGGCGCATTTGCGGCGGGTGACGCGATCACGGCATTACGTGCAATGTGGACGGCATCACCAAGCGCATTGCAAGGTGTAGCAAACAACGAAAAAGGAATTTACGTTTCAAGATTAATGTATGACGATTATTTAACGTCATTAGAAGATTTAGGAAACGCGGAAGGATTTTCACAATTAGTTGACGGATCAATCAAGGTTTATTTTAGAGGTGTTGAGGTTATACCAATGTATGATTGGGACGTTGCAACGGCGCAATTATCAAAGACGGACGACGTAAGGGCGGCGTATGTTGCAAAACAAAATCTTGCAGTTGGAACAGACACAAACGATCCCGAAGGTGAAATGAAAATGTTTTACGACGATTTAACGGAAAAAGTTTACGTAAGAGCATATTTCAAATTAGGTGTTCAGTTTTTACACGATTCGTTAGTTCAAATAGGTTATTAATCAATAAAAAAAATTAAGATATGGCAATTACAGGAGGACATAACGTAGTTTGTTGCGATAGGAACAGACGTGGCGGATTAAAAGCAATACATTTAGCAAATACGGACGACATAACATCATTCACGGCGGACACAACGGCGGGATCGCACGGCTATACGGCGGTTGTTATGACGGGCGCGGCTCTTTTTTACAAATGGGAATTTGACAGAGGAAGCGCGGGTTTTACGGCAAATGCAACGCGTGAAAACGGATCAACATTAATTGAAGTTTCATTAGAATTTTACATTCCAAAAGTAACGGGCGAAGTTAACCACGATTTAATGGAGTTAGTGACGTCTTGTGGAATTACGGCAATCGTTGAAAGTTACGCGGACGATTGCAATGATCCCGCAATTACTTATAAATTCGTATTAGGTTGGGACGAAATTTTTGAAGAAACGGCATATATGGAATTCACAAGTGGTGAAGAATCGACGGGTGTTGGTTTGCAAGACGCAAACGGAACGGCAATCACGATCACGACACAACAAGGTGAATACCCAAGAGCATTCACGGGAACAATTCCCGTTTAATTCTTAACACATTAAGAATATAGCGTTTTATTCAAAATTGTTTGAATTCAAATTAATTGGGGACATATAAACGTGTTCCCAATTTTTTTTGAAATAAGTTCGAAGAAATACAATTATTTTGTATTTTTAACAAAACAAAAAATTAAGAAATAATGGCAAAATATAAATTACACAAAGACGTTGCGGGTGCGAAAAGTTTTAGATATAACGGGACGAAATACGAAACACATTCCGTTGATCAAAAGACATTAAAAAAATTATTCAAAGACGGATTCGAATATGTAAGTGAAACAAAAGAATCTAAAAAATCACCTAAAAATGCGCAAAAAGAAACAAACGACAACGCAGAAGATTAAAACGGCGGGAAAAAAATTGGGTTTCACAAAATTTGACGTGATCAATTTAGGTGTTCCCGAAAAAATCCGCGAATCCGTAGATCTTAAAAGTATTAGAACGCCGTTCATTCCGTTTGGTGACGATAACTTATTTCCACAATTTCTTGCAGAAGTGCAAAGGCAATCGCCAACACACCGAGCAATTTTGGGACAAAAAAAGATTTTATCGATCGGAAAACAATTCCATTCGGAATCGGACGCCGTGCAATCTTTTATAAGTGACGCAAATTCGGACGGCGATTCAATGCGTGAAATTTACGGGCGATTAATGAATGATTATTATTCATTTGGAAATGCTTATTTGCAAGTTGTAAAATATGAAGGCGGAATCAATTTATTTCATATAGACGCAACAAAATGTCGTGTTTCAAAAAATCAAGAACACATTTGGATTCACCCCGATTGGGCGAAATACGGATCGTCAAAAAATGACGCGGTTGTTGTTCCCGTTTACCCAAATTTTGAAAAAAACACGGCAATAATTCAATTCAAAGATTATGAGCCGACATTTAATTATTACGGATTGCCCGATTTTGTGGCGGCGTTGGAATGGTTGGCGATAGATTGGGAATTACAAAATTACAATCATACAAAATTCAAAAACAATTTTACGCCAAGCGCGATCGTTGAAATCAACGGCGATATGGGCGAAGAAGAAGCGGAAAAATTAGTCAAAGACGCACAACAAAAATGGACGGGAAAAAACAACAATTCAAAGATTTTGTTTTTAGTTAAAAACGGCGACACGTCACCCGCAAATGTTACATTATTGGGTGACACAAAAGACGGATCATTTATGGAGTTGCAGAAGTTAACGTCACAAAATATAATTACCGCGCATAGGTGGCAACCCGCAATGAGTGGAATAGTAAGTTCGGGAAAATTAAGTTCAACGGGAAATGAAATTCGCGTTGCGTGGGAAATGGTAATGGGAACAATTATCAAAGACGTTGAAGAATTGATTTTCGGAAAAATACAACGTGTTATTGCAGAAAATACAAGTTTACCAATTGACGATTTCCAAATCATATATGAGCCGCCCGTTTCGTTTTTGTCGGACATTGTGCCGTCCCAAGTTTTAACGATCAACGAACAACGCGAAGTGTTAGGATTCGAAGCAACGGAATTCGGCGATCAAATGTTAACTAATAAAACATCAAAATAATATGGCAATTGAAAATAATTATTTAGGATATGATCCATTAATAAGTGCCGCGCAAACAATACAATATGCGTTTACGAATCAAAACACCGATCCCGCGTTAATTAGTGACAATTTGATTCAAATGGCGGAATTTGCACATTTGAAATCAGCGATCGGATCGGATTTTTATTTGCATTTGAAAAAGATTTTCAATTCAACACCGATTGGAACACCAACAACCCAAGAAACAAATTTTTTGGCGGAATGGTTAATTCCAACGTTTGCGTGGTTTGTTAGATTTGAAGTAATAAACGAAATACAAGACAATTCAACGTCAAGCGGTATCGTTTCGGCAATTCCCGATTTTTCAAAAGTTGTGACGCCAAAAGAATTGAACGTTTACAAACAAGATACATACCGACGTGGAAACGTTATGTTACAAGCAATGATCGAATTTTTGGATAAGAACGCAAGGGAGTTTCCCGAATACAAATCGTCAAGTTCGGTTGATTGTGGCAATACAAAAACGGGTGTGTCAAAACAACACGGAATGATTATTTATTAAATTATGCCATTACCAACGCCAAACAAAGAAGAAACCAAAGACAAATTCGTTTCACGTTGTATTGAAAACGACGTAATGAATGACGAATTCCCAAATTTGACACAACGAATTGCGGTGTGTGTTTCACAATGGGACAATAAAGACAAAAAACAAACAACAAAAAAAGAAAAATAATGAGTTCAAATCTACATAAAGATCTAATCGACGCACAATTGCACGTTCCAAAAGGTTTTGAATTTGCGGCAAATAGCACCAAATTAACAAAAGACGCGTCGGGAAATTTAGTATGGGCGGCGGACACGGCGGGTGGTGTTACATCAATAATTGCGGGAACAAACATTTCAATTTCACCAAGTAGTGGAACGGGGGACGTAACAATTAATTCAACGGCTACAAGTCAAGACACGCACGAACAATCGTTTCGCGGTTGTATGAATTATGTTGCACCAAAAGAAAAAGCGGCAATGAACAATTATTTTATTCGTCAATTGGGTTGTCGTGAAATAAGAATTTCGGACAATTCACACGCAACGGACACGGGAAGCGCATTGACAACAATTACATTGTCGCCGTTACAAATTATCACCGCCGCCGAAAAAATTGTGAAATCAAATGAAACATTAGATGGATTCAATGGAATTATTAATTCCAACGTCAATGTAAACATCAGTTTCGCATTATTCAAGGCGAATGGTTGTAAAGAAGGAACGGATTTACGCGAAATGACATTATTACATCAAGAAGCGTTGTCATTAAAAGTTGGGACAAATTGTTTTTCAAGTAATTTGAATCTTCCGTTACTTGCTCAAGATATGATCATTCCCGCAATTCAAATAATCGGAACGGCGGATATTCAATATGTTGCCAATCTTATATTCAAAAACTAAAATTTAGAAATGGAAAAAGTAATCGCAGTTTGTCAAAAAATTTGTCCAATGACAATTTCAATCAACGCGGTTGCGGTGGGTGTTTCTTTATCAGATATTGAATTAATCTTGAAATTGGCGTCGTATAGTGTGGCGATCATTTGGACAATTATTAAAGTGATCAAAGAATTAAAAGAATGGAATTCCAATGTCAAAACGTAACGGGAAAAACAAAGTTCGATTAGATTTTTTGAATCAAATTAACGCGATCGATAAGCGTTTGAAAAAAAAGAAAATCCGCGAAAATGAATCAGAAACCGCCAAATTAATTTCACAAAGAAATTCGATCAAATCTAAATTAAAAACAAGCGGTTAACCAATTATTGCGTTATTAAGGTGAAACAAATTTTTAGTTTTGCCGTATGTCTAAAGATTACGAATATCTAATTATTCATTGCACGGCAACAAAAGAAGGCGTCGAAATAAAACCACAACAAATTGTTGATTGGCACACGGGCAAAAATGGGCGTGGTTGGACGCGTGTTGGATATTCGGATTTAATTTCATTAGACGGAACATTGCACAATTTACATTTCGCAGACGGAACAAATCCGTTTGACGATAAAATCGAACACGCAGAAATGACGTGGGGTGTTCGTGGCAAAAATTCAGTTTCAAAACACGTTTGTTATGTTGGCGGAGTAGAAAACAAAAGAACAAATGGAAAATACAAAGCCAAAGACACACGCACAAAAGAACAAAAATACACGTTGGAAATCTACATTAAACACGAAATTTTGCGAAATCCAAACATTAAAATTGCGGGACATTATCAATTTTCAAATAAAGCGTGTCCGTCATTTAATGTGCAAGATTTTTGCCGTGAAATTGGATTGCCAATGAAAAACGTAAAATACTAAAAGAATAAAATTATGATAAAATCAATACTATCAATGATAAAAGGAATTTTGAATGAAATTAACGAATTAATCAATTCAATGTTTGGGATCTTAAAATCAAAACGCGCATTACTTACAACAATAATGATCGTGAGTTGGTTTATTTTCGGAATTAAAGGGATCGAAAACGGAACAGATATGGGGGAATTCGCGGCTTATTTTGCGGCATTGTCACCATTTATAATTGGTTACATATACGGCGAAACGAAACGTCCGAGTGGATCGCCAATGGAAAATGAATGTTGTAAAAAATAACATATTAATAGTAATATCATTAATTCTTTTTTCGGGTTGTTGTGCGTTAAAATCACCCGTTAAACGATACGAATGTCAGAAACAACGGGCGTCGGAAAAAATTATTGTTTTAACAAGAAAATTTCCCGAATTAATACAACCAACGGACACGATCCGATTGTCGGACACAATAAAAACACAAAGCGTTGAAGTTGACACGTCTTTTGTTTTTGACACAAAACACGACACAATTATTGTCGAAAAAGAAAAATTAACGATTCGTTATGTTAAAACGGATTCATTGATTTATTTAACGGGTGAATGTGAAGGGGACACAATTTACATTGATCGTGAAATTCCGATCAAACAAATTGTTATTGAGCAACCGCCAATTTCTAAAAAAATTAAGGAATGGGCGTTTGTTGCATTATTGGCGTTGATCGTCTTTTATTTTGTTAAACGAAAATTGAAGTTTTGAAATTAAAAAATCCAAAACAATTTCGCCCACATTGGGATTTGTCATTGCAACCCGTAATTAATCAAATTCGTAAATTTCCGAAGCACATTCAAAAACACGTTTTACAATTAGCGGTTAAAGCGGCAAACACGGGAAATGAAATTTCATTTGAAGAAAACAAAAGTGGCGCAATAATAGAAACGCCGCGATCGTCAAGAATTAAAACAATTAGCGATTTGATCAAACATTGTCAAATTGATTTGGACGTTTGGGAAGTCGAACGATATGTCGTGAACAAATGGGAAGTCGGATCGAATATCGAAGGAACGATCATTGTTGAGCCATTATTTCAAATTAAAGCGTGGTTAAAAAAACACAATGACATTCTTAATTTCAAAAGATTAAGAAATGAATTGATTTCAGAAATTAAAGATTATTCGCCCAAATACCCGAAAATTGATTATCAAAAAATTGAAAACGGGCAATTGTTAGAAATTAACATTTTTGATTTACATTTTGGAAAATTATGTTGGGGATTAGAAACGGGCGACAATTACGACACTAAAATTGCCGCAAAACGTTTTTTAAGCGCAATTAACGCATTAATTAAACGTTCAGAAGGGTATAACATCAAACGCATTGTTTTTCCCATTGGAAACGATTTTTTTAATTCAGATACACGAATGAATCAAACAAGCGCGGGAACGCCACAAGATGAAGACGTCCGATGGCAAAAAACATTCAAAGCGGGACGGGAATTGTTGATCAAAGGAATTGATTTATTGGCAAAGATTGCGCACGTTGACGTTGTAGTTGTTCAAGGAAACCACGATTGGGAACGATCATTTTATGTTGGCGACGTGTTATCGTGTTGGTATCACAACAACCCAAATGTTGACGTTAACAATGATCCAACACCGCGAAAACATTATAAGTTCGGAAATTGTTTGGTTTCATATACACACGGGAACAACGAAAAAATCGCGGATTTGCCGTTATTGGTTGCGTCAGAAGTTCCGAAATTGTGGGCGAATACAAAGTTTCGCGAAATACACATTGGACATTTACATCACAAAAAAGAAATTAAGTTTATGTCAACGCAAGAACACAAAGGAATTGTAATTCGTTATATGCGATCATTAAGCGGAACGGACGCGTGGCATAATCTAAAGGGTTACAAGGGCGCAATTCAAGCGTGTGAAGCGTTCATTTGGGACGAAAACGAAGGTATGATTTGCCAATTTTCACACAATTTGATCAATTAATTTTGTTGTTTCTTATCAGATAATCAAAAAAAGATTCATTTTTTATGCAAAAAAGTTTGGTGGAATGAAAATAAGTTGTATCTTTACACCATAATTGAAACACGAAGTTTCAATGAAAACCAAAAAAAACCACATAAAATGAAAAATTGGATCAACACATTAATCGAAGAAAAAGGATTAAACATTCACACAACAATTGACGTTGAAGGAAAAAGCGGATTAAACATTATTCCATTGGGCGTTGTTGTTGAACACATTTTGATCGCACCACAACACGAACAAAACCAAATCAAAAATACATTAGTAAAAATCGATTTTCACAACGGCGACGTTATGCATTTTTTTACTTTTTTAGCGAAAGCAATAGCACGATAATTAAAAACGGGCGGGTGTGATTCCCGCCCATTAAAAAACAAACAAAATGAAAAATTTATTATCAGTAATCAAAAATCTATTTACAAGACATCAAATAATCGAAACAATTAAATTGCCAACGGGAATTGTTTGTGTTCATTCATTGGACACGTGGCGTGGTGTCGTAACTATTAAAACAATTTAATTATGACAAAGCAATTCCATTACAAAAACCAAAAATCCGTTCCGTCACAAAAAACGGGTGGGACAATGTATTATTTGTTTTTCAATGACGGCGAACGTTCATTTCGAACGTGTGTCGATTCGGGTTATCGAAATTTCGCAAAATGGGAACGTCTAATTAAAAACGCAACACGTGGTGACATTGTAAACGGATTGCGTGTTGTTGGAAACGGAATCATTGACGCGGATTCAAACCCGCGTTACGGCGGAAACATTTATGAAAAATAATTGCATTATATGAAACTAATTTATTAAATTTGTAAAACCAAAAAACAAAACTTATGGAAAACAAGGAAATTCAAAATCAAGTTGAATCAGAAGAAAAATCAGAATCAACACCAACCACAACCAAAACAAATCGTGAAAGATTAAAAGAAATGTTCATTCATTACGGATTAAACAAAGAAGACATTTTCAAACACAAGACATTCGGATTTGTGATCGTAACACGAACGGGAATTGAAAAAATAATGTCACACGACAACATTAAATTAGATTATGAAGTTGTTGTTTGTGAACGCGATTTCGCGGCGGTGAAATGCACGGCAACAATGGAAACCGAAAATGGCAATGTTAGAATTCCAACGTATGCAACCGCACAACCCAAGAATTGTCAATCGACATATTATTTGGAAATGGCGGAAAAAAGATCAAAAGCACGTGCCGTGTTACAAATTACGGAATTTTATTCGTTAGGCGTTTATTCAGAAGTTGAGGCGGACGAATTCAAAAAAGAAAACAATTAATTAATCAAAAAAAAAGTTATGTTAAAAATCATTTTGTCAATTATTGCGTTAATCCTTATCGGGTTTTTTTTAGTCGTTAGTTATGCAAACGGCGTAATTCGTGGATTAAAATTAATGTCACGCAAAGACGTTAAAAGAACAAATTTGGAAAAAGTAATAATCAAAAAAGTTTTTCAAACCGACGCGAATGTTGATCCGTTTATTTATTCGTTATATGTTCAACACGAAATGGACACGAATAATGAGTATTTCAAAAAGAAAATTATTTCCGATCGCGAAATTGAAGAAACCGCCAAATTAAACAAGAAGAAAAAAGCGACAAGAAAATCAAACAAGAAAAAAAGTGCAACAAAAAAATCAAAATAAGGAATTAGAAAATTTCATTGACGATTTATTGGACGACGTAGAAGATCCGATCGTTTTTGAAACGGGCGCGTTTGGATATATGGGTTTTATTGAATCATTAATTTTGAATTCATTGAACACGTGTGAAGAACAATCAAGATTGATTAATTCATTGGAAACAATGCGGAAATCAGAAATGGACAAGTTATGCGCGGAATTAAAAGAAATACAAAACCATAGGGATTGCCGCGAACAATTCCGCGAAATGTGTAAACGCGGCGTCTTTAATTAAACAACAAAAAAAATCAGATATGAAAAAAGACAATGAGTTTTCCCGAACGTTAAGATTTCACGGGGTTTCAAAACGTGAATT